GCCTCAGTAAGAGCAGGAGCACCAGGTTCTGTTGGTGACCAAGGACTACGTTGTCCTACCGTCATCCCTCCCTTACCCTCACCTAATCTTTGTTTAGCTTTAACTTCAGATGCCTGAAACTTCCCCCTGGCACCCATTCTCAACGCCAATTTTCTAGACATACCGGGTTGTTCCATTACTAATTCCATTGCCCGCGCCATTCGCGCACTAGGCATTAATAAATCAGGAATACCTCTCTCTTCTGGTCCACCCGACGTCATCTGATACAAACGAGCTAAATCAGCTTCAACTAACTCACCGTATCGTTGAATTGCCGCTTGATTATTACGAGCGGCGCCCGGTCTTGCAGCCTCCCTTATATAAGCGGCAGTATTTTTTATCAAACCTTTATCTTCAAACTGAATCCTCATTGCAATAATTTGATCAGCCATTAGAACGGTATCCTATACATATCCAAAATACGTCGAATATGGGGTGGCCATCCAGAAGCAGCTAAATTAAATTGACTACTTCCCTCACCCTGTAAATTAAATCTCTGATTAGCTTCCGTTTGTTTAAATAACAATTTAATGTAATCCATAGTTGCGACTTGAAGATCATTAGGAATGGTAGAGTATCCACCATTATAAGTTACTTTTACTGCTTTGGGGTAGTTAGCCCACGTGGGGGTGTTAATAAGAGAAATCTTTTGCCGTCCTTGTGTCGCTCCAGATACGTAGCGTTGAACCTCTCCGGTATCTTGTATCCAAACATAGTCAGGATCGCGAACAGCGTCATCTTGTAAAGCTGTCGAGTTATTAGTTCCATTAAAATGAATTAAAACTGTTGTATCATTGTCAGTTGTGAAAGGATATTTCGGTGCCGTAAAATCAGTAGTATAACGTGCTTTATTAAAAGTAACTCTCACCTCATCCACATAACCTGTCATTTCTTCGGTAGCAGTTAAATTTAAACGTCCAAGTTCTACATTATAACTTGCACCAACAGTCGGCATCGTATTAGCTGTAGTAATTCCAGCCACATTAGACCCGTCTCTAAACAGTCTAATATTTCCGCCACTTCGAGCTACTGCAACATGCATAAAAGTATTAGAATTAGCCGCGTATCCGGTTGTCGTCCCGTGAGCCAAATTCATAACCTGTGTTCCACCGCTATAAACGTCAAATTGTAACCCTATAGAAGAATTATACCTTAGTGCATAAAAATTATCTGCATCTTTGACTTGGGAAAATAAACATTTAGTATTATTTAAAAGGTCTAATCGAAATTGACCTTCAATAGTAAAGTCAGAAGTACTATAATCAAATTTGGGATTATCACTATCAGGATCAGTAACGGTAACATAATCCCCAGCACCATCAAATTTAATTGAAGATTGTCCGAATTTTTTAATTCGAGTACGTAATTTTGCATTTCCCGCAGCCGTAACATTAGAATCTTCCCAATCCTCATTAACGTAAGAACCGTCAGTAGCAGGACCCACTAAATCAGCATATCGACTTCCGTCATACTCGGTTACTTGTTTAACATTATTTACAGGTAACCGATCAACGAAAATTCCTTGAGTTCCACCATCAAAAACTTCAGTATAAACGTTACTTTTAACTTCTCGTCCAATATAATTTTCTACTGCGCCACAAGCAAAACTAATAAGATTATCTAATCGCCCATCATGAGTATTACTACTGATGGTTAAATAATCTTTAACTTCGGCTAAAGTAACAAAAGTATATTGACCAAAGGAAGTAGCCATTATTTACTCCTAATTATTCGTCGTCTTCGTCGTCATCAACATGAACGGGAGAAGGACGAGGTGTGGGAGTAGGGCGTGATTGAGGTATAACTTTTGCTACTGGAGCAGCACTCCACTGAGCCATTAATTCCTCAATGTCTCCCGGAGCATAACCATTTACTTGTAAATAATTACGAGCTTCATCAACATCCATACTATTTATAGTATCAAGAATAGCCATCTTATTTTTCTCCTAAATTAAAAGGGGTAGGCGTATGCTTACACCTACCCCTTTGAAGTGTATAATGCCATTTAGGGCATTAATCGATTTTTTCAGTCTATTAGACCTTGCCTCTGTACTGTTGTGCAGCGGCTGTAATAGTAGCACCTGATGGGGTGTACTGACCGATGATATTATCGGCTTTAGCAGTTGCGCCAGTAACGTTAGCACGTCCAGCACCACGAAGCGTAGTACCTACGTAACGAATACCAGATGCGGCTACAGCCATGTCAGCAGTAGCGGAAGCAGCTAATATTGTATTAATAACGTTAGCTTGTGCATTTACAGCACTCAAGCACGCACGTTGCGCACCACGGAACTCGCAGTCTTCAAGTTGAACCTGTCCGGTTCCAGCTACGTGAATACTATTAGCAGCAGCGACTGGGGTAACTCCACCAGTACTTACGTTAAAGATACAACCTTTAACAGTAAGTGTAGCTGCGGTTGAAGCACCTGCAACACTAATACAGTTACTAACAGCTGTAAGTGTCATATTTTCGATACGAACATTACCAGTCGTACCCGAGGATACTGCAATACCTGGAAGAGTAACATCTAGAGGACTACCCACTCCAACAATTGCTACGCCATTAGCGCAGGTAATATTGGAATAAGTGCCAGGATACAATTCCACAGTACTTCCGGGAGTCAACTGATTCTCGGGAATATCGCCATAGGCTTTAAACTGTGCATCCTGTGTTAGCTGAGGGCTAACTTTGTGAATAAATTTTTGTAGAGCCATGCTCTTTTTCTCCTTCTTGAGTGGGCAGGGGGCTAAGCCCCCCACCAGTTAAGATGTAGTTTTTTTTATGCAGAGTGAATACATACTGCGTAAGAATACTTAGTCGCATCCAACGCTGCATCAGTGTTTGTAGTCAAAGCTTTAAAGTCAAAGCGAGTACTCATGTACATAGCAGTTACCTGCTGACGAGGCTCGTATTCACTCTCGATCTCCATACCACGACGTTCGGCAATCAAAAATCCTGGCTTATACATCATAAGTCCAATCTGATTACCAGCCGCACCGACGTCATCCAAGAACTCAGTGATGACCACTGGAATTCCATAAATGGCGCCCAACGAACCTGTGAGATACGTTGCGTTTGGTCCAAACTTATCAACCGTGTTGAAATCACTTTCCTTGACAAGTGAGTTGTACCCCTCGACCGAAGTCAAGAAGACCAACTGATTACCAAGTTGAAGACCATATTTTCCAAGCTTAGCGCGAGCATCGGCGATATCGCCTGGAGCTGCCTTAGTACCAATAGCTCCTGTGCTCTCACGGAGGCCAGTAATATCATAAGCGAGTGTTACCGCGCCTTTAAATACACACTGGTATCCAGATCCTGCCGTAATGGCATTAGTTGGAGCAGCATTAAAGCCCCTCAAGTTACCATCACCACGGAGGATTCCCTTATCGATGGCGCGAGCCAAACGACGGGTTGCACTCTGACGAAGGAAATCGAGAAGTGGAAGAATAGTATCCTCTTCCTCATCCTTAGCAAGATGTGTAGTCGCCATAAATTTATTAGGCGAGAAAGTTACCGCAGAGATAGTGTTCTGTCGGGTCGTAGGAACGCGAGTTGCATCAGATATGCTCTGAGCAAACGTACCGGACTCAAACTGCGCCACGTCTCCGTTGGTATCTTCGTCTGCCACTGGTACACGGAAATTACGTGCATCAACTGCAATACGCTCAAACATGGGCGCAATTACGAGCTGTTGCTGCATCTCTTCATATACGTTAGTGGAAAAATTACTTAAGAAAGCATCAACTGACGTTACCTGCTTAATTCGAGCACCAAGCTTGGTGTCAAATGGATCAGCTCTGTTAAGTGCTTTAGAAAGCATATAAGCATTGCTCATCTCGGAAGAAGAGAACTGCTGTTGAGTGCGAGTGCTTTCTTGATAGACCATTTTATTTTGGGTATAAGCTGCCATCTGCTCCCTATACTTACCAAGTTCAGCCTTCAATTCAGCTAGTTCCTCGCTTTGGATAGGAGTATAGTCGCTCTCCTTTTTATCCTGGGCATCGGCTTCATTAAGAATAGCCTCGCCCGTTTTCTGCACCAGTTCTGCCACTCGCGGCTCTGAAACTTCAATAGTGGCTGATGCAGGGGGTGCTTCTTCGATCGGAGCCGAAGGAGCAACAACTGCTGCCGTCTCCTCACTCTTATTCTCAGATGCCCCAGTATCAATTTTGACAATGTCACCTACTGGTTGAGTAGCCATATTATCATTCTCCTTTTTTGAATCATATTTTATACCATGTAATGATAAGAAAACATCACGCTCATCACTGGCTTCAATTTTCTTTAACTCGTTAATCATAGTATTTGCATAAAGGGCGTATTTATAATCAGAATCTGCCCATTCATTATGCGGGGTTGCTTTTAGGTTGAGTAGGGTATTTAGTTTTTGTTGGTAATTTGTGTTAGATTTAACAAGCGACTCATTTTTAAGTTGATAAGCTTCTTGTTCTGTCATAGTCGTTAGATCAAAATATTCATCTTTAATTTTCGATCTATCCGAATCCGTCATATGAGAAGGACTAGAGATATTTGCTAAAGAAATATCATAGTTTGATCCCAAATCCCATGTATTTACTACAGCTAATTTTTCTGCATCAACTGTTACACTATTATCTCTTGAATTTCCATTTAAGTCAATTTCTAAAAATTTGAAATTCGGGGATTCGGCAGTTGCAACTTTGATAATTTTGTATCTTTTATCAGAGTATTTAACACACTGATCGTGCTTTAGATCTACCGTTTCCGTTGAGAGCATGTTTACAAAGGGGATAGGTTCATAAGGATCAGATTCCTCATTGATCTCGTCCTCAGAAAACTCTTCATCCGAAGATGAAGCTTCCACAATTTCCTCTGCTTTTTCTTCGATAGGTTCATCAATTGATTCATCGACTACCTTCGGAGCAGATTCTATTTCAATGGTAGCTTCAATATTAACATCTTCTAAAGATTCTTCTGCCTTGATCTCAACTTGAGAATCCTCTTCAGACATCTCTTCAACTACCACAACTCCAGTATCAGGAGTGTCTTGAGAAGCCATTTGTTCTGAGGGAGATAAAGGTCTTTCAATATTGTCCATATTGTCAATCTCCTCTTCTGGCTCAGCCATTACTGGCCTGGCTGACACTACCATAGTGTGAGAATGAATTACAGGGTAATCCGCATCGCGGAGTCTGTAATCATCAATTAAATGATAATGGTTCATCTTATGCGAAGCATAAGTTGTTACACCATTACCTTCATTATCAATTTCATAAGTATGATAATGATCGGCAACACAATCGGTTATACCAATTTTAATGCCGAAATCCTTCTCACGAGTGTCAATATTAGTTTCTTTTTCTGTCTCTTTATTAGTAAATTTTTCTACAAATTCTACATAATCATTATGATTATCTTCAAAACTTTTTCGCACGCTAAATAATGATTCCTGATTTGCAGGAACACTAACTACGCTAATTTCAAGTAATTCTACATCCGTAATTGTCATTGAATCCGTTTTATGATCGTATTTTCCATCATTAACTCTAAATCCGACCGAAAAACTTTTTAATGCTCCATCCTTAATTAGGGAATGTACTGAATGTAATTTTTCTGCAGCTGCGCTAATATTAGCTTCAACAAAAAGTCCTTTTCTATCAACAGTTACCTTATCGACTCTCCCAATAGGACAGTCATGCTTATGTTGATAAAGAAGGACTGGATTTTTCCTGTAATTTTCTATGCCTTTGGACCATGCTTGTGCGGTTACAATATCTCCTGTGCGATCTTTATCAGTAGTATTAGCATAACCAGCAATTTTAAGACCTGAATTTTTACGGTTAGAAACAGCTTTAGCTTCAAAGTCACTATTTAAGTAAAATGTTTTATTCATTCGTTAAATCCTCATTTTCCTCAGTAATTATCTGTACTTCATCTTCACTAGGACGTCCACCTTGAGTTGGGTCTGTAGCACTCCCTGTAATATTTTGAGGAACTCTGATACAATTGGTTTCATCGGTATTCATAATGCCTAATCCTAAACCATCTCTCGCCTCATCAGGAGTAATAATTCCGGTATTTACTAATGTTGAGTAGTATTGTGCTTGAGTTCTTAAATCTGGTTGTAATGCAGAAACTGATCTCTTATCAGGAGTAATAAAAACACCGCCGTTAAAGAAATGTTCAAACGCACTACAAAATTGCTGGAGAGCAGGCATAACTGTATGATTATAAAATAAAACTTCGTTAGCTGCTATATTTGCGTTATTACCGCTTTTTAAAAGAACGTATGGAACACCAATTGCTTTTGCGATATCCATCTGAATACGTTCTACACTATTTTCAAAATCTAGTTCGTTAAATTTAACTTCACTAAATCTATCAATATCAAGTCCTCCGTCTAAAATGGCAGGACTTCGTGCTCCATTAAAAATGTTGGAATAACTAGCTCTCCAACTCTCTAACATTCGCTCTTTAATTTTACTACTTAAAACATTATCTGTTTTTAAAACCAATCCCGGAATCGCATTATTTTTAAAGAACTGACGCTGAAAATCCAAGAGTTCGTAGTATAGTTCAAAGAGTCTTTGGAGATTTTTTAGCTTACTATCTCCACGAAAAATGGATTGATCATTATCACTTTTTACTTGAATAATTTCGTCAGGAGTAAATGTTATTTTAGCGTCACGCGTTGTTTCTTTAGCAAAACCGTACCAATCAGTTTGTTGATCGTAAATTAGGTAATTATAATGACTGATAAAAGTCTTTGAATCAGCAACTACCTCCACATCATTCGCAGGCAATAAATATAAACTTTCTTTATCATAGTAGAAAAATGCATTTCCGTCAAGGTAAAAATCTAAAAATGCTCTTCTAAATAAACGGACTCTATCCTCAAACGGATTAGGTTTGACGTTAAGTAATTTATTAATTTTTTTGGCTGCCCCACCATCAACTACAAAGGGAATACTAACTAGGGCATTAATTACCATTTCTACACTTCGGTGAACTACTTCAATCTCGCGAAATGCAGTCTTAAAATCTACAATAGAGCCTGGAAGATTATAGGGGTCCTGTGACGCAATATAAGGTTGCGCCGGATTTAGTTTCTCTACAATCCATTCTCTGAGTCCCATATTATTTAATTCTCCTACTCTTAATAATATAATACATTAAAAGTGATTTTAGGTCAATATTTTATTTTTCATAATCAGGCATAGACGCTAACGCGAGTTCTCTGATAACTATAAACTGCATATCTTATTGCGTCGCTACAATGAGAAGACCAATCGTGAAGGGGTTTTTGAGTTTCCGTTCTATCATTCCAACGGTAGCTACTGAGGGATGAATAAGTATGACTACATCGATTTAGATCAAAAGCTATTCTCTCAGTATCCACTAACACTTGAATAGCAGCAATTCCATCATTAACACTTTTTAATGCATTATCACAATAAATATCATAATCATAAGCTAAGTCGGCTTTTGTTTGTTGAGCGGCACTATCAATAAAAATTGATTCTATGCCCCACCTATCAATTAATTCTTGAATATTTTCTGCATGTGCGGAAGTAGTTCCTTCTTTAGAAATATACTCATCCACTGCATAAAATTTATCACCTTCTGTAGCTAATACTACAAACGCTGTATCATCACGATATCCAATATCTAATCCGGCGATAAAATCAAATCTGTGATCTTTTTCATTGATATCATCTAAATCTTGAAGATGCTTATTTTCTTCTAAGTCATAAATTTGACCCGCAGTGGTAACCCAATCACATTCATATTCTTGTCCAAATAAATTTTTACTCATTGTTTTACGAGCTTCTTCAATATCAGTCTCATTTAAAAGTGGATTAGCTCTCCAATCAAAAACAGTACTGCCCCAATCGCTAAAGTCTTTTTCATCTTGTCCTCGTAAATAATATTCATATAAATAATTACCTTTTCCACGAGGAGTAGAAATCCATAAGCATCGAGAATTAGCATAAGTAGAAAGAGCAGGTCTTAGATCCCGAGTAAAATATTCATCATTATTAATAACTGCAGCCTCATCAACAATCAATAAATGAGCAGCTCGTCCAATTAAACTATCACGGTTATTAGCTGAAAGTAGTCTAAAAGTGGAATTATTAACTAATTGAATAACTTTATCTTTTTGATTAAGTCTAACAC